GCCTTGTCAAATGACTCAAGCAAACTACATTCTCGATTATACACCCCTAGTTGTGTCGCTTAATGCGACTCGTTCGTTCGTTATAGATGCTTGCTTTACGAGTTTTGAACTCTATCAGCAAGGCTTTGTTTTGTTCCAACCCTATGCAGTGTTTATAGTCGCCCATGTTTTATATTTACTATTGGTCTTGGTAGGTGTCTACTTATCCGCGGTATCCGCTTTGCGTGGCATCCGCATCTTAGCTCGTAAGAGTTTGGATGTTGGAGCCTACATTAGCGCCTATCGTGTAATGTCCAAAATGGCCGAGACGGTTATTGAGGACGATCTGTTAGAAAGTGACAGAGAGATTAACAAGCTTAAAGCTAAGATTCTCGCGCTGGAGGCTAAAGTCCAAGTTCCTTTGGATATGTCTCAGAAGCAGTCTTTCTCTACCGTCGATTTCAACGAGATGGCGGTGCCCTCAAGTGCCTTAGTTTCCGTCGGAGGTACCACTACCGAAGCTCCTGGCGTCGCATCGATTCGCGACGACCAAGATAAAGTTATTGGCATGTGCTTCCGAACCATGTTTAATGGGGAGAGTGTGTTGGTTACAGCTTCACACGTATGGATGGGTATTATTCGTTCCGGTGACTCCACGTTTTACGTAGAGCACAAAGGTACCAAACTTCCGATTGATTTGAAGACGTGGAAACTTGTAGCTTCCGCGCCTGCTCATCAACTAGATGTCGTTATGGTCCAGCCCTCTCTTGAAAAGAGTCTCAATGCTCTGGGCATGAAATCACTTCGGTGCAAAGCATGTCCCGCGCATATCAATGTGACTGTCTATGGATTTCAAGATGGGAAGTTCATGTTTTCTCGCGGTTCAGCGAATCACATGAAGGCTCAGCCTTTTATGTTGACACATTATGCGTCAACCGCTAGGGGGTATAGTGGCACGCCACTTCTCAACGTTGAAGGTCACGTCATCGGTGTTCACACTGGTGTCGCAAAATCCGTTGTTAAGGATGGTGTGGCTGCTAATGCCGCCACCTCGTGTTTCTGGCTGCTTCTTGAATTGAGTAAAGAATCAGATATTCCATTCGATCTTCGTGGTTTCAAGTTGGTTACAGACTTTGATGACTATGATAACGGTGACGACTCCAGATTCGACAAGTATGAGGAGTATCACAGTGCTTTCAACGTCTATGGTCTATACGACGCAGACTTTGTCACCCGTGGTAAGCAGGTCAAACTTGTCCGTGGCACAGCGAGACCTGGAGTTGGTGGAGTTTACACCATGGAAGATGCTTTAGAGTTTTACTTCGATCAATACGAGGAGGACAACTATGAAGCGGATTTTCAGGGGGGTTTGGACGCCCCTCAAGTCCAGGCGAAAATCGAATCACTCCATGTGAAATGGGAGGACGAAACGAAAGCCTCGGCCCTGCCCGAGATGCCGACAGAGTTTCTAGTGGGGTCCGGGAAGAAAGTTCTCCCGTCGCCCACGGATTTCTCGGTGATAGCGAAAGCCTCACCATGCGGGTCACCAACTGCCTCCCCCCTGCACTCGCCTGGCTCTTTGAGCTCGGTGGATACAGTTACACAGGAGTTGGAGAAACTCAAGTCGGAGGCATTGGCCTTCAAGAAATCGGTCGATGCAAAGTTAAGAGCTTTGGCAAAGAGCCCGGCCCAGTCCCGGATTGCTTCGCCAAAGCCCTCCTTCAAGAGCCTTCGCTCGGAGAATGGGCCATGCCCCCCCGTAGCGCAGAAGCTGAAAGAAGATCCTTGTTCCTCCAAGCAGGAAGATTCGTCAAAGCAGAAGCAACCCTCGAAGACCTCAAGGAGGCTAGAGAAGCTCTGCAATCAAATCTTCCACACTCGGGAATACCTAAAGGCTTCGAAGGAGTCCATCCTAAAGGAGAGCGTATTACAGCAGAAAGTGTTGGAGTACGTGAGCTCCTTAAAAGTGGGAGATTCGCAAGGAAATCTAGTCCAGGGTTTCCTTTCGTCTCTCTAAAATCGGAGAATGGCCCGTTACTCGACGAATGGTCACATCTACTCGAGATGTGCGTTGAGGAGCGGTTGACCTTGTTGAAAGATTATGAAATCAACAAGAACCATACCCCGTGGGACCTAGTCTGCTTAGGCTTGACTGATCCTTGTAAAGTGTTTATAAAGAATGAACCTCACAAAAAGTCAAAGCTCGTGGAAGGTCGATGCCGTCTCATTTTCAGTGTTAACATACTGAATAATGCTATAGCTTTTCTTCTTGGTGACAACCAGAACAAGAAGGAGATAGACTACCACGAGAATATACCCTGCAAGCCCGGAATGGGTTTGCATGATGATGGTCTCAGACATATCAACAAGGCAGTACATGACGGCGCCAGGGCTTTCCCTGACTACCGTGATGGAGACGACCGAGAGGATTTGCCTTTGGCTGAAGCTGATATGAAAGGATGGGATTGGTCATTCCAAGAGATCGATTTCCTTTCTGATTTGAAGCGTCGCGTTGCTCTCAATCATTCCGAAGGGACTGATTGGGAGAAAATCATGACCTCTTATTACCACTGTATGGCACGCAAAGTTCTCATTCTGAGTGATGGGACTATGTACCAACAGGTTTTACCTGGAGTCATGGCGTCTGGTTGGGGGTTCACTACGCCGACAAATTCGTCGGCTAGAGCCACCAATGCTTACTACGTGGCAATTAAAGAGAAAATCCCACCATGGTGCATGGTACAAGGCGATGACGGAGTAGAGCGCTGGGTTCCAAATGCGGAATACTGGTATGCTAAGCTCGGCAAAGTCTGTGGTATGTACGAGAAAGTGGACAAGTTCAATTTTGAATTCTGTTCCACAAGATTTGATGGTAATCTCGGATACTCCGCGAACATCGGAAAGATTATCGTGAATATTCTCATGAAGCCTCCCGTCACTTTTGGTGACCAGGAGTTGCGCTTCGATGATTTATGTTATGAGCTTCGCAATCACCCCGACAAGGTCCGTTGGATCAGCCTTGTTGTCGAGTCTGGGTGGCGAAAGTTTGTGAGTCCACAACATGAAAACCCGCTGGTCAAGGTGCCAAAGGTTAGCGTTCGTTCGCTAGCTTTTGGGGTCTTGGCGGCGAGTTCTTTGGGGTTTCAAGGAGTAAGTGCCCAAAATCTCTCACGAGTGCTAAACAAAACGCCGAGAGACTGCACGGAGCCCCTGTATTTGCAATCACTTGCAGGATCCTTGAGATGCACAGTCCCGCTGGCATTGCGGTATCCCGTACAAATGACCAACAACAAACAAAAGAAAACCCGCAAGGCCAAGAGCCTTGTGAAGGCGATGAGAAAAGCATCCATCGCACCTCGCCGAAAGGCAACCCCCTTCGCTGATGTAGGAAGCATCCTTGGAGGGTCAGTCGGTAAGCTATTCAACGCTCCCGGGCTCTCAGGAGTCGGGAAGTGGCTTGGCACCGGCATTGGTTCCATATTTGGATCCGGAGATTATCAGATGGTTGGGCAAAGCCCCAAGTACAACATTCTTTCCGGCCAGATCCCGAAGTTCTCCTCGACCCGCGCAACAAACGTGGTGTGTCATAGAGAGTACCTCGGTGACATCATGGGGACAACGGCGTTTAATTTAACGTCTTATCCCTTGAATCCCGGAGTGTCAACCACTTTTCCGTGGCTGTCGCAGATCGCTACCAGTTACCAGCAGTACAAGTTTCACGGTCTCGTTTTCGAGTTCCGGCCCTTGATCACTGATTTTGTGACTGGTGGCGCTCCTGGGGTGGTTGTCATGGCTACCAACTATAACTCTGATGATACTCCATACATCAACAAACAACAGATGGAAAATTCTGAATTTGCTGTTAGTGTGAAACCAACAGAGCGTCTGATGCACATGATTGAGTGTGACGTTAGACAAACGCCTATTTCTGAACTTTATGTCCGTAACAACACTTTGCCTGTTGGCGTCGACAAGAAGCTCTATGATTGGGGCTCCTTCCAGTTTGCTACCCAAGCTAACCCGATCCAGAATCTGGGGGAGTTGTGGGTTTCTTACTGTGTGGAGTTCTTCAAACCTGAGCTCTCAAGTTCAAACTTTGACATTGAGTCCAGCAGTGGTCACTTGGTCGCCTTGAATGCCGCAGCTACTACGGCTGTCTTTGGTGACCCGACTAATATTGTTGGGCTCAGTGGCTCAGTAGATCCTTTCATTACCGCCACTACCTTTGGTTTCACAGCTGTCATTGGACAGTTGTACTCCGTAAGTATGGTTTTGTGCGGATCTGCTGTAGGCGCATGGACCTGTCCATTGGTTGCTGTCACTTCTGGAGCTACACTTAAAGTGTTCTCTCCTAGTGTTACAGCAGCAGATCAGGCGACCATAAACCGCGTTACAGGAACTGCGTGTACAGGCTCAGCCCTGACCACGTTCCTAGTAGCTACCGCAACTACCGTTGTTCTTAACGGCAGTGGTGGCGCATACGCGACGACCAACTCGTTTGAAATCATCGTTAACACGGTGGATCCAACAGTTGTGGGTTAAGACCCCAAAGCGCAAGGCAGTGTGAAAACACTGAGGGCATGAGTACCCCTCGACCCCACTCAACGAGATATATATCTCACCTGAAGGAAAACAGTTTAAACCCTAAGAGCGCC